GCGAGCCGACGTGAACGTCCTTCAACTGGTGCGTCTGGGCGAGGTCTTTCAGTTGCCGCTCGCGCATCCGGTAGCCGCAGAGCGAGCAGACCTCGGGGAAGGGCACCTCGTGCGGCTCCAGGCACTGGATACAGAGGTAGCCCGCCTTCATCCGGCCGATGGTTTCCTCGTCCACCGAGATGTCGGCCTGCACCCGCCACTCGCCCGAGGGCATCTGGACGAGCGTGTCCCCATCGACCGCGTCGTAGACCGTCGCGCCCGTGCGCCAGCGGTCGCTCACGCCGGTACCTGCACCGCCTCTTCGATCTCCCGCGCCTGCTCGGCGAGCACGGCGGTGAGTGAGTCGATCACGGCCTGCCGGTGGCCGGTCTGCTCCTCAAAGCGGATCACCTCGCGCAGGTCGTAGCCGTCCTCGACCAGCCGGGCGACAAGCTGATCCAGCGAGCCTTTGAAGTCGAGGTAGTTCGGCCAGGGCGGGTTCGCCGGGAGCGTCTCGACCTGGCGAAAGTCCGGGTGGTTGACGCCGAGCCGCGAGAGGGTCTGCTCGACGTACTGCTTGAACGGGATCTCTTCGCCTCGCGGCGTCGTGAACGTCTTCAGATCCCAGTCCTCGATGAGCGCCGCCTCGTCGGTGTCGAAGACCGAGACGCGCTCGCGGATCGGAGTCGGCGTCACCTCGTCGGCGAGCACGGTCTGGCCGTGGATCCGGCCGAACTCGTCGGCGAAGACGCGCTCCACGAAGTGAACGTCGTCGTCGGTGATCAGGTCGTGGCTGAACTTCACGGTGTAGCCCTCGCGGTCGATGATCTCGTCGCCGAAGTTGGAGAAGTGCGACCTCTGTCCGACGACGGGGACTTGGAAACCGGGGCTGTGCGAAACGAATCTCATGTCCCTCCTTGCCTCGGGGGGCGACGGCTCGGCCACACGCGCCGCCCCCCAAGCTGATAGCCGATTAGGTGACGCCGTACATGATCCCGTGGGAGGCCTCGTTGCGGATCTCCCAGGTGCATTCGGTCAGCCACTCGGATGCCTTCTTGTCAGCACCGGGCGACTGCCGGTTCTCCAGCAGCGAGGTGGAGCCGCCGGTCAGGGTCTTGTACTCGACGCGGTTCAGGTCCACGACGAAGGCCCAGCCGCCGTACTGCTTGAGCGTGGACGGGAAGTCGTTCCAGTCCTTCTTGACCACGATGGGGATCTCGTAGCCGTAGACGCCGGACATGAAGGCATCCACCTTCAGACCGGCGACGGACTCGTTCGACGGCCGCCACGCCGTGCCCTGGCCGCCTCGGTTGAACTTCGACATCCTCTGCGCCACGATGGGCGCGCAGAAGATCACGACGTTCGTGGAGGCGTGCTGGAGCGCGTTGCGGAGGAAGTCGTCCACCGTGTCCACCGTGAAGCCGCCGATGGACATGTCCACCTTGTTGGTGACGATGAACTCGACCAGGCCACCGGCCAGACCGAGCGGCTCACCGCCACCGGCCGTGATCGGGCCTGGGGCGATCAGGCCGCGAGCACCCCAGAAGCCGGTGTACTCGATGGCCCGCTTCTGCTCGATCCCCTTCAGCGCCTCCTCCTGCGCTGGCTCGGACTGCCCGTAGTAGTTCACGGCCCGAGCGGTGCGGCTGAACACGCACCCATGCCTGAAGATCTGGGTGTAGTTGTAGCCGAGGGTCGCCGTCAGGACGGCCGTGTCGGGGTAGTCCGCTCCCTGCTCGGAGGCGTTGCCCGCGATCAGGAGCGTGTCGCCGACGGATCCTGCCGCCGCCGTCGCCGCGCCGATGTGCGTGACCGAGAGCGTGTCGGACGAGACGGAGGTGACGAGGAAGGCGTCCTTCCCGGCCATGTTGCGAACCACGTCTCCCTTGCGGAAGCGGTTCCCCTGCGTGGCCGTGACGACGATGGTGCCGGTCGTGGAGATCGCCGTGTAGGCGGTCTGGACGGCCGAGAGGCGCGGGAAGTAGTCCTTCTCGCGCCAGTTGATCTTCTCGCGAGTCGCCTCGGAGTGCTTCAGCTTCATCGTGTAGGTCGTGAACTGCGACTCGTCCTCGTCGGCCATCGAGATCTCTTCCCGCATGTCGATGACGAGCGAGTCGGGCAGGATCTCGGCCGGTGACTGAGCCACCGAAACGCTGCCGGTGATACCGGCGGTCTTGGAGATCGTTGCCATGCCTTACTCCTCTCTAGCCGAGACGTGGTGCAGATCAGGTTGTCTCGCTAGAAGGAGGGGGTGCTACTGCCGTTCGATCAGCGGTAGGCCCATCTTCTCGCGTATCGCGTTCTTCCTGTCGGAGACGTAGGCCTCGGCCGCGCTGGGCGGGGTACGAGTCTGCGACCCTTCGGAAGCTGAGACTGTTGCCGCGATCTTAGCGCGGTCGCTGGCCTCCTTACTACGCCCGTCCGCGACGGCCTGCGCCCGCCCGCGCTTGCGTCCCTGCGAGGCCTGCGCGGCGTGGTAGAGAAAGTCCCAGGCGTGCAGCTTTCCCTCCAGGCCGATCTGCGCCATCTGGGTCAGCCGCATCCGCGTCTCCTCGGGGAGCGCGCCCGGCTCGTTGATCAGCCGGTTGATCGTCTCGTCGTACTCATCGAAGTCGGGGTACTGCTGCGAGATCATCGCCCGCGCCCGCTGCGCCTCCCCAGCGGCGGCCGAGGCCTGCTCGCGCTGCATGACCGGCGCGACGGCCTGCATCGCCCGCGCCTCGGCGAACTGGCGCTGCACCTCGTTGTTGAAGGCGTGCGCGAGCGGAGCCTGGTCGGGGTCTGAGGCCCAGTGCCCGAGGTAGATGTCGTAGCCCTCCGCGCCGCCGTTCTGGAGCGCCTCCAGCGCGCCGCGCTCGCCCGCGCCCGAGGCGACCATCTGCTCGGCCCACTCGTGCCAGGCTCCCACGTCAAGCTCCTGCGGCTCCTGCTCGATCTGCGCGTACTGCTCGCGCTCGCGGAAGAACTGGTCGATCATCCTGTCCTTCTCGGCCAGCGCCGCCTCGGCAGCCTCTCGCGTCTTGTAGCGGCCGACGAAGAACTCGTCCTGCGGCTCCTCCGGTAGCTCCTCCTCCGGCTCCTCCTGTCCATCCTCTGTGTCCGGCTCTTCTGGCTCTGCGGGCGCTGTTTCGCCCTCGTCGGGGATCTCGGTGACCGGCCCGGTGTCCGGCTCCAGCGGCTCGACCTCGGCGTCCATCGTGGACGGCGCGCTCCAGCCCGAGTCCGCCTCGGCCTGCTCGCGCTTGACGTTGATCCGGGCCTGGAGATCCCGAGCCGTCAGGTTCTCGGTCTTCGCGAACGACTCCTCGACGCCGTGCATTGCCGGGTCATCGACTACGCCCATATGTCGTCAGCCTCCTCCTCCATCTCGGCGGGCCTCTCGCCCCGCTGTACCACTCTGACCGCATCCTCAGGGACGGCGATGACGGCGTAGCGCATGCCAGCGACGAAGCCCCGGTCGTAGTCGGCCTGGCGCTGGAGCGCCTCCCCGCTCATCCCCTCCGCCATCACGCGGCCCATCAGCGCCCGCTCCATCCGCAGGCGTTTCTTCTCCATCTCCTCGACCAGCACGTCGAAGCCGTCGATGCTCAGAAGCCGCACGATCATCTCGGCCCGATGCCGTAGGGTGCGCTCGGTCGGGGCGGCCGTGGTCACGCAGCACGACCCGCCCCGACCTTCGCAAGTTGCCGCTGCTGCGAGGCTGCGGGTGAGAGCGAGATCGGGGCAGAGGGCGAGGTCGGCCCGGCAGCGAGCGCCTCGTTCGTGCCGCCACCCGGCGACGGCGGCCCTTGCTGGAGCGCCTGCGCCTGCGGCGGCGTGCCGGGCGCGGCCGTCGGCGGAGCCTGCTGGGACGGAGCCATGAAGTAGGTCGCCTTGTCGGGCACGCCGTAGGAGTCGAGCAGCTTCTCCCAGAAGCGGCGCAGGTTGAGCGGCGAGCCGGACTGAGCCATGATCGGCTGCGACTGCATCGCCGTCGTCAGCAGCGCCTGGTTCTCGGCGCGCTTCTCCTGGCGCATCAGCGACTCGCCGGTCACCTCAAGCTGAACGTCGAACTCGCCCTGGATGTCAATCGGGTGGATCTCCAGCCAGCGCCGAGCGCCGCCCTCGCCGAACACCTCGACCAGCCTGTCCTCGCGCAGGAACTGCTGGTCAAGCTCCAAGAACATCTGCCCGACCTTCCCGTACATGCGCTGGTACTGGCCCTTGCGCCGGGCGAGGATCGCCTGCGCGATGTTGGTGATGATCGAGACGCCGGTCGCCGTCTGGGTCGGCAGCGTCTGCGACTGCGTCGAGCCGGTGAAGGGCAGGCCGCCCATCACGTTCTGGATGTCGCCGCGCAGCAGGCCCTCGGCCTGGAGCGTCGAGGCGGCAGCAGCAGCGACCGGCCCCATGTCCATCACCTTGACCGCGTTCGGATCGGGGACGATCCACTGCGCCTCGGGTGCCCACTCGTACTGCTCGGTGTCATCAACGTCGCCCCGGATCAGCGTGATCACGTTGCTCGCGATCCTGGTCGCGTCGAGGCGCATGTTGGTCAGCGTCCAGAGCATCTCCTGCATCGCCGCCAACCCCTCGATCACCGAGATGCCGGGGATCTGGAACAGGTCGGGGATCGCCGAGCAGACGACGAACGGCTTCTTGCCGTGACGGAAGGGGTTCACGTCGTTACGGAGCAGCACCTCGTTGTTGCCGACCGTGATCACCCGGCCGTCCGTCCAAAGCTCGATGATCTCGTGCATGCCGCGAGAGCGGTCTGCCTGGCGCAGGCGTTGCTCGCGGTCGGAGACGACGCCCATGTCCGACTGCGGCTTCTCGTCCATCCGCTTCGGCTCCATGTACTTGACGTTCTGGTAGACGCCGAGGTCGCCCATCAACTCCAGCGTCCGGTTGGAGATGAAGGTGCGGCCGATCACCCAGGGCGCGCTCTCGATGGAGATCGCCGCCTCCGGGTACATCCAGTCGCGCACGTCCCGCACTTCCAGCGTCGGGTCGTCGCGCATCGTCGTCAGCGTCTTGCCCTCCTCCAGCATGTAGGCGATGTCGATGGTGCCGCCCGCCTCGTCGTAGACCATCTGCGGCTTCTCGGTCAGCGTGCTGCGCGAGGCCTCCTTCTTCAGCCAGTAGACCTTGCCGATGGTCAACCCGGCGATCAGATCCTGGTGCGCGAGCGCGCCCGCCTTCTCCGAGAAGCCGTCGATCCGCATCTGATGCCCGAGCAGGAAGCCCGCAAGCTCTGCCGCATCGACGCCCGCGAGCGCCTCCTCCATCGACATGCCGGGCAGCGCACGCGGCCGGACATTCCAGGTCGGGTTCTCCTCCTCCAGCGAGGCGAGCATCCCCTCCACGATGTTGATCAGATAGGGCGGGTGCTGGTTGGAGCGCCAGCCTGTCGGCGGATCCTGGTTGTCGGGGAGCAGGCCGCGCCAGGCCTCGTAGCGGCGCTCGACCCGCCGGGCGAAGCTGTTGTGCCACCGCTTGCCCTCGTTGACGCAGTCGCGAACGCGCTTGATCGCCTCCTGATCCTTGGCGTTCGGGTTGTACTTGGGGGCCGACTTAGCCAAGCGGTGACTGCCCCGGCCCGAGCGCCTTCCGCATCCCGCGTGGCGTCGGCTTGCCCTGCATCATCGACTCGGCGTCCTTCTGGTCCTTGGCGAGCAGCGTCTGAAGCTCGGTCGCGATCTTCTGCATGTGCAGCAGATCCTCCTGGTCTTGCTCGGTGCCGAGGTACTGCTGGCTCAGGTCGATCATCTGCTGGACGATCCCGGCCGAGTCATCGAGCGGTGCGGTCGGCGTACCGCTCGTGCCGAGCAGAGATGCGAGGTCGCCCGGAGGCCCTGGCGGCCCAGGCCCTGGCCCTTGTCCTGGCCCTTGGTCGGGTGGCCCCGGCGGCGCACCTCCGCTCGGCCCGAGTAGTGCAGCAAGATCCTGGCCCATCACGACACCTCCCAGGGATAGCGGCTCTTCTTCCAGCGCCCACGGCGGCGTTGCGGCTGACGCTTCTTCTCGTGGAAACCGTACAACCTGTACATCTCCAGCGATACCCCGGCCGACATGACCCGGTCATCGTTGCAGCCTTCCAGCGCACGCGGCGACGGGCGCGTCTCCCGCTTGGAGAAGGTGCGAAGCTCGGAGTCGAGGTCGGGCGTGATCCAGGGGCAAAGCTCGTCGCGGATCCACTGCTCAAGCTGGTTGATGATCAGCGGCCGGTTCGCCATGTTCATCGGGAAGCCGTAGGCCTCGCGGTCGTCCGGCGCGGTCGTCTCGGCCGAGGTCAACTGGTGCCGGTAGAGCTTCGTGTACGCCTTGCGCCCCTTGACGCCGTCACGGAGCGAGATCACCGTCGCCCGGCCGTAGCCGCCCTGCACCTCGACCGCGATCAGCGCGTCGCCCTTGCAGCCCGAGGCAGCGCCGTACCACTTGCCCGCGTAGTAGAGGTGCATCGCGAACACGTCCTCCTCGATCTTCGCGTGGTACTCGGCGACCCACTTGCCGTTGGTCAGGTCGATCAGGTGCGCGGAGGAGAAGTCGTTGCCCGAGCCGGTCGCCACGTCGGCGGCGATGGCGTAGCCGTGCCCGGACTTCGGCTCCTCGTAGATCCGCCACTCGCCGTCCTTGCGCTTGATCACGGCCGCCCGGCGATACGTCTCGCGCAGCGTCATCCGGTAGAGCCAGCGCCGCTCCTCGTCACGCCACCGCTTCTGGTAGGCGTTCAGCTTCTCCAGGTCGAACCAGCAGCGCCCGCTGGAGATGAAGCCCTCCTCGGGCGAGCGCGGGTACATCTCGGCCCGGTCTGACGCCGGGAGCCTGCGCGCCTTCTCCTCGTACCACTTCTTGTCGCGGTCGGGGTGCGTGAAGACGCTGAAGAAGCGCCGCTCGATCCCCATCGACTCGGCGTTCGTCCACAGGTAGTGGAAGAAGTTCCCCTGTGCCTCGCCCTCGCCGTCCTCGGTCGAGACGCCGTTCGCGGTCGAGATGATGATCGCCCGGCCGCCGCCGTCGATGATCGGGAAAGCTGCCTTCCACGACTGGCGGGCGTAGTCCTGGCGGGCGTGCTCATCGAGGATCACGAGCGCCGCCGTCTCGCCGTGACCCGCCTTAGGCGTTGAGGGGAGCGCGAGGATCGAGGATCGCTTGCCCGTCTCCTCGTGCAGCCACTCGATCTCCTGCGAAGGCTGGCCGCCACGCGAGGGCTTCATCAGCCGCATGTGCGCGGTGATGTAGTCCGGCGCTGACTGGTACATGCCCCAGATCCGGGCGATCACCTTCGTCGCCTCCTCCAGGTTGATCGAGATCACGAGGATGCGTGTGCCCGGCCGGAAGAGCGCCAGCCAGAGGCCGTAGCCCGAAGCGAGCCAGGTGACGCCGATCTGGCGGGCCTTGTACTCCAGCGACACCTCCTGCTCGATCCACGAGTCGAGCACGCCTCGGTGCCAGATCCACTTCCCGGCCGGGCCGTCGAGATCGAGCGCGACCCGCTCGTCGTCGTAGAGCAGGTCGAAGTCGAAGTCCTCGCCGGTCTTGGCATCGACGCAGTGGACGAACTGGAGGAAGAAGGCGGGATGCTCGTAGCAGCGCGCCAGCCGCAAGGCGCGCAGCGCCATCTCGTATTCGGCCTGCTGGTAGTCGAGTTCCTCGACGGCGGCCGTCACGTCTGGGAGGATACGACCGACCAACGTCAGAGCGGCACGGAGCCGTCCCTCGGCATCCCCATCCCGAGGTAATCCGCTGGTTCCGTGCCGCCCCCTTGTAAGGAGGTGATGTCCCAGACGGACCCAGGCCGGTGTTCCCCGACTTGGAGGTGACCTTGAAGACGATCATCTTCGTGGCGCTCGCCGTCACGATCCTCGTTGCGCTCACGCAGCGCGCAGTCGCGTCGATCCCCAGGTACGCACCGCCGCACCTTCGCCAGTGGCTCTGCATCCACCGCTACGAAGGCTCATGGACAGATGGCGGTGCGCCCTACTACGGAGGCCTGCAAATGGACTGGTCGTTCATGTCCGCCTACGGGCCTCACCTGTTACGCACCAAGGGTACGGCCGACCACTGGACGCCGCACGAGCAGATGTGGGTGGCCGAGCGCGCCTGGCGCGTGCGCGGCTTCTGGCCCTGGCCGAACACGGCACGGTACTGCGGTCTACTCTGATCGCATCTCGTGTCGTTAGCGCGGGGGGCCGCAAGGCCCCCTTCGCGCCTAGTAGCCCTTCGCGTTCTTCTTCGGCTTCTGCAAGCCGGTCGCCGTCTTCGGCGATCCCTTCTTCCGCTTGCCGCCTGCGCCGAACGGCGCTGCGCGCTTGTTGCCGAAGTTCGCGAGGCCGCCACCCTTCTTCTTCGTCGCCACCTTCTTGCCTCCCGTGTGTCGGAGCGTGCCTGCCGCCGCTGCGTTGGAGATCCGAGCCGCCGACTGCTTCGACATTCCCTTAGCCCGCAGATCCTCGTACATCGCGGGCTTCTTGATCGAGGCGTACTTCTTGCCGGGCACCTGGCTGGAGGATACTCCTCAGCCGGAGAAGCTCCTCGCGTTCGGCGACGTAGCTCCAGAAGTCCATCGTCACGATGGGCTTGCGGTCGTTGTGCCCGGCGACGACGACCAGCCAGGGCTTGCCTTCCTTCTTCGCGTCGCGTTTCCCCTGCTGGATCCACTTGGAGAGCACGGGCGGGCCAAGACGGCTAGAGCGTTTGACCTGGACGGCGAACGGCACCTCATCCGCGCAGTCGGACTTCTGCCGCCCTGTCGGCCCCCGCCGCTCGCCGCCGAGCGCCCGGCAGATCCGAAGCTCCAGATCCTTCCAGGCCTCGCTCATTCTGTTGTTCCTCCACGAGCGATGTCCGGGACACACTGCGGGCAGACGTTCGGATGCCCTCGCCAGATGATGGTGAACATGATCCAGTGCCCGTTGGGACAACGCCATTCGCGCAGGCTCTTGTAGTGACGGAACGTGCGCTCGTCGTTGTATCGCCACTTCTTCTTCATTCCGCTGCCGCCAGCAAGGTGGCCGCGAGCGCGCCCGCGTTCATCCGCGACAGGTAGATCGTCGCGCCCCACTCGTCCGAGCCGAGCCTCAGGTGGATCGCCACCTCGTCGTCGTCCGACCGCTCGACCTCCACGCGCTGGCTCTCGTACAGCGTCCCGTCGTCACCCTCGGGCTTCCAGATGTTCGCCTCGATGATCACTCTGCCTCCCTCGTCTCGATGTTCAGCCGCTCGGCGAGCGCCCGGCCTTGCTCACGCGCCCAGGCTCTCCGCTCGGCATGGGTCATGTTCTGCTGCACCACGGACTCGGTCCGGAAGAGGCCGACGACGCGATAGAGCAGAAGCGCGTCGTGGACGGTGACGGTCAAGCCACGACGGGCCTGTCCCGAGACTCGGGCGTTCAGGAATCCTTCGGACTCGTGGACAACGAATCGGGGTCGCGCTCCAGAAACCACGAGGTCACGCTCTGAAGCCGGATCCCCACATCGACCAGTTCCTGAGCCGAGAGCTTCCCCACCACGAGCAGGGTCGCCGCCATCTCCGAGGCACCCACCAGGCGACCGACCTGGAGGTGGAAGGCCGGATCCCCGACCAGCTTCGGATAGGAACGGAGCCTCAGACCCACCGCTCACGAGGGTACCCGCCAGTCCGGCTCGGGATCGGGAGGAGGCGGCTCATCGAAGCTCGCCGCCGCCATCCGCTCGTCGTAGGCAAGCGGTTTGTCGCTCTCGGCCTGGGCCATGATCTCCTCGATCCCAAGGTGGAGCAGGCCGAGCTTGATCAGGTAGTTGACCTGCTGCGAGAACGACCGCTCCTCGCGCTCGGCGAGGCCGACCAGGAACCGGCGCAGCACCGGCTCCATCGTGATGTTGACCTTGTCCTTGCGCTCGCTCATCGCTTCCGCGCCCAGTAGTCCTCGTAGGCCGAGGCCCAGTAGGAGAACGAGGTGATGCCCGAGACGATCCGGCCGATCTCGTTCACGGCCATCGTCTGGTAGTTGACGGTGCCGGGGCTGACCGCCAGCACCATCCAGCGGTCCTTCTTCAGGAAGCGGCGCAGGACGACGACGCGCTTGCCCGCACGCGCCCCCTTCCCGGCCCAGCCTTCGTTCAAGGGCTGACCCACTCTCGGGCCTCTGATGGCGCTCATTCGCCGTTCCAGTCGTCAATCGCCTGGTCGAGCTTGCGCTCCACCTCGTCGGCGGTCGAGCGCGTGACGACGCCCGTCTCCCGCGAGTGCTTGATCGCGGCCATCGTGGTGATCACTTCGTCCACTGTCAGGGCGACGGTGAGGATTGCTTTCGATTCCATGGGGATGCCTCCTAGCCCCTGGCGATCCAAGCCGCACAGGGTTCGCAGTAGTCTCCGGCCTTCGCCGGACGCTTGCCACATTTCGCACAACGCGGGGCTGGCTCCCGCTTCGGCCGCTTCTCCGGGGGAGGGAGTCCCCGAGCGGTCGCCTCGGCCTCGCGCCGGTCACGCTCGACCTGCCGACCGTAGAGCCGGTTCTCACGCCGCCACTCCGCCTCCCGCCGCATCTCCCGCCGGGCGCGCAACCGCTCGGGCGTCTTGCCGAACTCGATCAGCGACTCGGCCAGGTCAACGATGCTGAGGATGAAGCGGTCGAGCTTCGCGCCGAGCCGGATCTGCTCCTCGGGCAGGAGCGGGTTGTGCGGCTGGCGCATGTGCTGGACGAGATGCCTGCGCTGCTCGGCGGCCCACTGCCCGAGCGGCATCTCCTCCCCCTCGGGCCGAACCAGATCGACCCCGGCCTCGTCCCAGTCGCGGGAGAGCAGATCGAGGCTGATCGTCGTCAGCGCGTGCAGCAGCGCGCCCATGTCCCTGGCCACCGCCAACTGCCTCGCCAGGATCTCGTCCGGCTCCTCCGACCAGTTGACCCGCCGCTCGATCAGACGGCGACGGCTGCGGTTGATCGCGACCTGGTCGAAGTCGGACGGCTTGGCCAGGAAGTCCTTGTCGCTCATCGCAGCGCGGGAGAGCAGAAGTAGAGGAGGGCAAGGAGGTGAGCGAGAGCAGCCGGAACCGAGAAGACAGGGTGGTTGGTGACCCGGCGCACCGAGGGCCGAAGCTCGACGTTCGCCATGAAGGCAGGCATCGCGAACAGCCAGACGAAGAAGGCGATCCCGGCCTGCGCGTGGTAGCTCACAGGCTCATCACCTCCCCGCGCAGGAAGGCCCGGTAGCGCCAGTGCGCGTAGGAGATCGCTCTCAGCATCCGCTGGCCGTCGGGATCCTTGAGTCCCCGGTCGATCATCAACTGCGTCTGCCGCTTCTGCTCGGCGACGTACTCGTCCTCGGTTGGGATCCCCCGCGCTCTTGCGTACTCCTCGTCGGTCGGGGTAGGTTGGTCACGGGCCGGGTCTGGCGTTCCGTCAAAATCTGTTGCCGCAGGTTCGGTGGCCGTCGAATCCGGCCCAACTGGCACCGGAAGCTCGTGCGCGCCCAACCCCTGCTCGGCGAGGATCTTCCTCATCGCCTCGGGGTCGAACTCAGACATTCGCTGTCTCCTTGAGTAGTTGGTTGCGGCGCTCCAGCAGCAGGACTGCGTACTCCGAGACTCGCATTCCCATCTGCGCGGCTTCGATCCGAAGCTGGCGGGCCAGCACCGCGTTCACCCGCAGGTTCAACTGCACCTTCTGATCAGGCTCTGCCATGCAAGGATCCTAGCACACTAGGCGCAAGGATGCTAGGCCCCTAGCGCAAGGATGCTACATCTCTAGCAGGTGAGAGGAGTCCCTGTGGCGCTGGGGGAGCGGTACCCGGACGGCTTCCTCAGCCGCCCTGCGCGACTTGCGGGGGTACCTCCCCGTCGTCCGGCTGGGCAACGACGGCCAGCCGCCTGGCGCGGCCTGCCGCGACGATCTCGGCCAGTTGCTCGGTGGGTAGCTCGCTGAAAATCAGCCTATGTGCAGGGCTTTCTTGGGCTTCGCCTGCCGCCTTGCCAAAGGCCTGGTCGAGCCAAGGCAGGAGCGCGGCGGCGGCCTTCGTGTCCCCGTTTGCAGCGGCGTCGAGCAGATGACCGACGGCCGCGAGCACGTCGTTCGTCCGGCGCTGTAGCTCGGCTGAGAGTGCCCCACGCACCCCCAACTTCCGCTCTGCTACACGCTTCTCGGCCTCCTCCTTGGCGAGTCTGATCCGCGCTGCCTTCGCCCGGCCGCCCGCAGCCGAATCGGCCCTCCCGGCATGGACGGCACAGACGAGTCCATGAGTGAGCGCAGGCGAGCCGCAGCGGCCACCCGCGAGCCGGGTCGAGACGCAGCGCCGTCGGCCGTCGAGGAGCGCAGGGTCGGGCGAGTCGAGGTCGATCCCCGGCGCGAGCGTCAGGCCGTCCGGCAGCGGCTCCCAGGTGCTCACGCCGCCAGCCCCGCGCAGCGAGGGCAGAGGCCGAGGACAAGCTCCTCCACGAGATCGGAGCAGCGAGGGCAGGCAGGCGCGACGAAGTCGTCGTCGTACCGGTGCGTCGCGCCGTGGCAGGTGAGGCAGAGCCACTCGACATCGAGCGGCCGCGAGTAGTCACCGTGGTGGGCCTGGAGCTTGCCCTCTCGTTGACACCGCTGGCAACGCTCGGGCGGCTTCAGCAGCCCTCTGGCACGGGCCGCAGCCACCGCCCTCCGGGCCTGGATCTCTACCGTCGGCACCCCCGGATTATCCCATTTTGCAGGGCTTTTTTCAAAACCCCTCGATTTGCAGGGACTTCTCACCACGCGCCTGTTCCCACCGGAGACAGATGTTCGTTTTTCCTGCAATTTGCGGGAAGTTTGTCGGCCGGTTTCGGGAACACTCGTCCCCTCTCGCTACGTTGGTCGCTCACCACACATACGCGAGGGCGGAACGCCGAGGCCGTGACATGGCCAGACCGTGAGCCGACGATCCCAGATTCGTCCACCGAGGGCGGGGCTGGGGGAGGCGAAGCGGCAAGGAGCAGACGGAACAGCGGGCACGAACGCAGGATCCCCCCAGACGGTTCAGAGAGGTTCGGGACGAAGTGGCGAAGCCTGTTCTAGGCCGCGCTCTCCCATCGGGCACGCCGAGGCGCTGGTAACGCCGGAGCGTGGCGGTGACGATGGAGGCGGCCGACGATGAAGCTCCGCTGACTCGCACCCGTCAACCAATCGGACTCTCTCGACGCCTTCATAGGCCGCCGCACAAGCTGCGGCCGATGCGGGCGGCGGGGGAGGAGAACCCTCAAGGGTTGGCATGACTGTGATCACCGAGACATCGGCCAGCGCCGCGCAAGCGGCCTGCGGACTGCCGCCAGCCCGAGCACTGAGGGTGGGGATAAGAGCAGTCGAAACGGCGGGAGAATGCGCCCCCGTCACCCAAGCTCGCCACCGGATGCGGTGTGAGCAGCGCGCACCATCCCACCGGCCTGACTACCCGGTGGGTCAGTCACCCCCAAAGACCCCTAGGAGGTCACCGATGTCCGACCGGATCACACGCGCCGACGTTGACCGCATCGCCGAGAGCGTCTCAGAGAGCCTCAGAGGCCCGCTGAACGTCCAGGCGCAGGGACGCAACGGCTACACCGCGCTCGACCTGTACGACGCCCACGGGGCCGTAGACACGCTCACGGTGGGCACGAAGCGCGAGGTCTACACCTACTTGCAGGGCATGCGGCGCGCCCTGCTGATCGTCGGGCGCTAGCGCGCCCGTCAGTCAACCCCGAAGGAGGACGACATGTCCGGCACCACCGCTCTCACCGCTGCACAGTTCGCCACGCTCGCCCGCTCCGTCGAGGAGTGCGGCATGGGCGTCCAGTCGATGCTGCTCCACCCAGCCGGGGCGAACAGGATCGTCGCCGTCGAGTTCACGACGCCCGGCTTCGGCGTTCTGAGCTTCCGGATCGACCAGCACGGCAAGCGCCTGCCGAAGATCTAGGCGCACGGCCTCCGGGCCGTCAGTCAACCCCGAGGAAAGGACTCACCATGTGGGACTTCGATCCCGACAACCTCCAGGCTCCCGAGGGCGAGGCCGTCCAGGCCGAGCGCGAGATCTGGGAGGACATCACTCGCAACGAGGCCGAGCCGATGACGGCCGAGGCCGTCGTCGCCGGGCCTGACGAGTGCGACCGCTGCGGCAAGCGGCGCTCGCTCTTCCACAACGAGGCGACCGGCCTGGCGCTCTGCGAAGCGTGCGACCGGATCACCGACGGGGTCGAGGCGCTCGTGCCCGAGACGATGCCCGTGACCTGGAAGCGACTCCGCAACGGCGGCTGGGGCGTGCTCGGCCCGGCCGGGCTGCTCGTCACCGGCAGCGAGGTCGTCGTGACCAAGCGCAGCGGCGAGACGCAGCGCAAGCGCGTCCGGCGCGTGCTCTGGACAGGCGAGGATCGCCAGGGCCGCGAGATCGCCATCGCGACCGTCGGCAAGGCGTAGGAAGCGCGGCTTCGGCCGCGTCAGTCAACCCCGAAAGGAGGACTCTCATGCCGAGAGTTCACACCGCAACCCGCAAGCGTGCGGTGCTCAAGCGTCCGATGACGTGCAGGCACTGCCACGAGGAGATCGCCGTCGGCCAGAGCTACTTCACCTGGCAGCGGCGCTACGGCGGGCCGCAGTACCTCCACACGACCTGCCGCCGCCCGCGCCCGACCGAGTTGTCGGACCGCAAGACGGCCCAGATCGAGGAGGCCGTGCTCGACGTGGAGTGGCCAAACGCGACGTTCGACATGCCGTCCGACGGCTCGATGCCCGAGGCCGAGGCCGAGGGCTACATCGACAGTCTGCGAGACGCGCTCTCGCCGGTCGCCGATGCAGCGAGCGAGGTCGGCCAGGAGTACGAGTCGAGCGCCGACAACATGCCGGAGAGCTTGCAGTACGGCTCGCAGGCCGAGGCGATGCGCGATGTCGCCTCCCGGCTGGAGGACTGGGCTTCCGAGCTTCAGTCCTGGGAGCCTGGCTCGACCGAGCCGGACTGGCCCGAGCGCGAGGACGAGGAGTCCGACGAGGACTTCGCGGGCCGCGTGCAGGACGCCTGGGACTCGTGGGCCGACGACGCCCGCAGCGAGGCCGAGAGCGCCCTGGACGACATCCCTGAGTACGAGGGCTAGCACGACCCCGCGCATACGGCCTCGGCCGGACGTGCGTGGGCAACGCGCCTGGACAGGCTCCGGGCGCGTCAGTCAACCCCGAGAGGAGGGCACACGATGCCCAGCTACAACCCCCACAAGGCCTACCGCGACATGGGCATGTCCGAGTACTACGACTACGTCGTCGGCGTGGACAGCGAGATCATCCGCGAGGTGCAGGCGTTCTGCGCCGACATCGCCGAGGCCGGGATGGACGAGTGGACGACCGCCGACGGCGAGAAGATCGCCGCGATGATCAACCGCTCGCCCAAGCCGATGGCGCTCTTCCGCTTCATGGACGAGCGCACGGGCACCACCAGCGTCGGCTACCGCACCCGCGACGGCCGCGAGTGGTTCCACATCCTGCGCCAGATGCGGAACCAGCCAGGCTCAGGCCTGCTGGAGAACATCGGCGCGTAACACCGGGCCGCAAGGCCCGTCAGTCAACCCCGAAAGGAGGCTCCCCATGAGCCTGAACTGGGACATCAGCAAGGTCGAGAACCACGAGGAGTTGTTCGTGGGCGAAGGCGACGAGCGCAGGCTCGACGGCATCACCGAGGCATTCGTCTGGATGTCGATGGCTACCGGCCTGGGCAAGGGCTGGTCGCTCGACCTCGACTTCGCGCCCGAGTTCTTCGCCCGCGTCAAGCTGCTGGAGAAGCTGAACGGGCACATCGCGACACACGTCGTGGACGGCAAGCGCGTGCCCTACGAGATCAGCGTCGAGGACGTGCTCCGGCGCGTCGGGCTGCACGTCAACGTCTCGCCGGTCAGCCGGGCGCAGTTCCTCAAGAACGCCGTCTCGGTCGATCTCGACCGGGACAAGCGCAAGGCCGAGACGGCACGGGCCGAGAGGCTCGCCGCCGCCTAGCAACAAGCGCCCCGCGAGGGGCGTCAGTCAACCCCAAGGAGGTCACCATGTACGCGCACGTCACCAGCACCCACGAGCCGATGCCCGAGCAGCTTGCGGAGGTCGTCGTCCCGCGCAACGGGCACGTCTCGTGCCACCTGTCCGGCACGCTCTACCTGAGCTTCCGGCCCGAGGAGGCCGAACGGCTCGCAGCGGCGCTCTTCGCGGCCGCCGCCAAGGCCCGCGCCGAGGCCGCCTCGGAGGCTCCCTGCTAGATCAACGTCCGGCCCTCGGCCTATGCTGAGGGCGTCAGTCCCCTGTCACTCAGACGGGGTTACCCCAAGGAGGTGTTGCCATCATGGCAACCACGCTCACCTACGAGCAGATGCTGGCGGAGATCGTGCGCCAGGATCAGTTGAAGGTCGATCTGCTCGCCGACACCCGCAAGATGTCGGCGACGGTCGAGGACGGCAAGGTGCTCGTGAACGTCGATGCGGCTTCGGGCTTGCAGACGTTCGCGCTCAACGACCACTGCCTCGGCCAGATCTCGACCGACCTGGAGATCCCGAAGCGGTACTTCGACCGCATGCGGGTGGACGCTCCGGATCTGCTCACCGTGAACGTCAACCACTGGCTGAACAACGAGCCGAAGAAGCGCATGCTGCGCGGCTTCCGGCCCGAGGGCGGCCAGCAGTACGGCACGGGCAGGGCGTTCGTGTCCAGCGGCTACAAGCGGCTCGACTACATCGAGATCGCTCGGAACATCTTCCCGGTGTTCAAGGACATTCCGGGCCTGACGTTCCACCAGTCGCAGATCACCGACACGAAGCTCTACCTGCGCGCCGTGCTCCCCGGCCTCAAGGCGGACCTGAAGCCTCGCCCCAACGGCCACGTTCCCGGCACCTACATCGACACCGACGGGCTGAAGCTCGGCGACGAGATCTGGGCCGGGATCGAGATCCGCAACTCCGAGGTCGGTGCCTCGCAGTTGGAGATCAACCCGTTCGTCTACCGGCTCGTCTGCATGAACGGGATGATCGTCCGCTCGTACGGGACGCAGCGGCGTCACGTCGGCAAGCGGATCACCGAGGAGCAGTTCTACCGCGCCGACACGCTGGAGGCCGACGACAAGGCCTTCTGGCTGAAGGCACGCGACGACGCTGCCGCAGTGCTCTCGGAGGTGCGCTTCAACGAGATCGCGACCAAGCTCGCCGAGTCCGTCTACGGCGACAAGGTCGTCGCTCCCGTCGCGGCCACCCAGGAGCTTCAGCAGCGGTACTCGCTGACCGACGCCGAGCGGGACGCGGTGCTCCGCAACCTCACCGAGGCTGGCGACTTCAGCCAGTGGGGCATGGCGAACGCGATGACGGCAGCCGCCAAGACGGTCGAGTCGTTCGACCGGCAGGCCGAGTTGGAGGGCCTGGGCTGGGATGTCGCCACGCTGACCACGAAGGACTGGGCAGCGGTCGCAGTCGCGGCGTAGCTCCACCCGATGCGGGGCGCTTCCTGAGAGCGCCCCGTGTCAGTCTCCCCAAGGAGGTCACCATGACCCGCGAGATCGACACTCGCATGATTCCCGGCCACGGCGGCAAGGTCGTCTGGCTCTGGAACGAAACGGCGTCCGAGCATGCCGTGATCGTCTTCGGCCCGGACGGCGTCCAGACGGCGACGGTCAGCAACCTGACCGGCGCGCAGGCGCACGACGCCTTCCACCACACCTTCGCGCACCCTCGCGTGCCGAACGTCTTCAGCAACAAGGCGGTGCCCGTGTGAGCGGGCACGTCAGTCAACGACCCCTGATCGACCGCTGCCCGAAGCACGCTTGTAAGCGTGTCCGGACGGCGTAAGTTACCCCCGTGCCCGAGCGCGAGCTTGAGATCATCGAGGTGACCGACATCGGCGCGGACGCCTTCGGGCGCGAGCTTCGGCCGGGTGACCGCGTCTCGCTCGTGCTCGTGGACGCCCAGCGACCCGGCACGGTGACCGAGGTGTCGAAGTCGAAGGGCGAGATCCACCGGCTCGCCGACGGCGTAGCTGCCGCCGAGCAACCGGTGACGATCACCGTGCGCTTCGATGACGGGGTCACGCACACCTTCCAGACGAGCTTCCTGCGCGTGCCCGCCTGGCGCTGGGTGACGAACGAGTTGAAGCGGATCGAGGCACGAGCCGCGCCGGTCGCATGGCCTCAGGGCGCGTAAGCCACCCCGTTCCCCCGACCACGGGGCTAACGGCAAGCGGGGTGGCGTCAGTCAACCCCGAGGAGGTGGATGTGTCCACGATCCTGGTCGAGGACTCCGACGTGGTTCGCTGGCTGCTGCACGAGGCCGAGCGCGACCCCCGCCGGATGTTCAACGACTTCGCACCACACGCCTGCAAGCTCTGCGGCGACCACGTTGCTCCGAAGGAGCAGCGCGCACACGTCGCCGGGCATCGGCGCGAGAGACAGCGTCTCGCTGCGCTCCAGCGCCGTACAGCGACGAAGAGGCTCCGGACGGTAAACAAGCTGCGCCGCGAGTCCAGGGCCTGAGAACGGCTTACAGCGCCTTAGGGACGGTCGTACCGTTCAGGTACGCTCGTCCCGTCAGTCAACCCCAAGAAAGGAGGAGATCATGCGGAAGCAGGATCTCAAGGTCGGCGAGGAGTACGCCGCCTATCTCAAC